CAGGGCACTGCGGTGGCGATGACCGCCACCCAACTGCTCACCAGCTTCAGCCCCACCGACAAGCCGACGTTCCTCAAGGACCAGTCGTGGCGCGGCTCGATGGGAACCGACAGCTTCGCCCAGATCCAGGGCGTCGCCACCGCCGACATCTCCCTCGGCGGCCCCGTCTACGGCGACACCCTCGGCTGGTGGCTCCGCAACATCCTCGGCGACCTCGCCGTCACCGGCACCCCCACCGGATCGGGCTCCACGACACTGTCCGCGCAGGCCGCCGCCGGGGCCGCGACCATCTCCACCGTGGCGTCCATCCCGGCGGCGACGGTCATCCAGATCGGCACCGGTGCCACTGCGGAAGTGTTCACGACAGGCACCCCGACTGGTGCGGGGCCGTATTCGATCCCCCTGTCGTCACCGACGGGCGGCCTGGTGTACGGGCACGCCTCCGCGCAGGCCGTCGTGCCGGTGGTCACGGCCGGGCCGTACACGTACACGTGGAGTCTCCTCAACTCCGGTGGCGGTCAGCCGCCGTCGCACACCCTGACGCACTCGCTCGGCCCGACCGCGACCACCGGAGCCCGGCAGTACCCGGGGTTCTGCATGTCGCAGCTCAACCTCAAGTTCAACGCGGAGAGCGAGCTGTTCACCTGGGACGGCCAGGGCACCTCGTGGCCCTCGGTCATCGCCGGGGTGGCCCCGACCGCGAGCCCGACGACGATCCTGCCGATCGCCTCGTGGCGCACCAAGGTCGGCATCGGCGGCCCCGCGTCGGGCGGCACGCTGGTCAACACGGTCACCGACGGCGAGGTCGACCTCGTCCGCGAGCTCACCCCGTACTTCACGGCGACGGGCGTGCAGACGCCGTACATCATCCAGCGCGGCGGGTTCTCCGCGACCGGCAAGCTCAACTTCGGCGCCGTCAGCGACGAGTCCGCGCTGCTGTACATGCTGAACAACACCCAGCCGCAGGTGCAGATCCTGATCACCAACGGCCTCGCCGGAACCTCCGCGATCAGCGTGCAGATCGACGTCCAGGTCGGTGCCTTCACCTCGGCCGCCTCCGACACCAGCAAGGCCGCAGTCGGCTACCAGAACGGCTTCGAGGCCGTCTTCAACACCACCAACGCGGGCGGCAGTGGCGGCATGAGCCCCATCAAGGTCTCCGTCACCTGCGGCGTCACCCCCGGCACCTTCTAGCAACCGGGGCCCCTCAACTGCGGCTCCGGGTGGAAGGGCCCGGAGCCGCGCCTTCCCTTCCGAAAGGCACCACCATGTCTCAGCGCTACCCCCTCGCCTCCGAAGGAGCGTGGGTCGAACTCCGCGACCCCACGGAACTCAAGGCCGGCGACCAGATGGACATCCAGGACGCCATGGACGCCGACGGCTCGGGCAGGATGATGCGGCAGATGCGCAACGCCCTCATCGTCGCACTGGTCGTCAACTGGCAGCTCCCGAACCAGTTGCCGATCCCGTCGCAGGCCCCGGAGTCGCTGCGGATGCTGGAGATCCGCGACTACAACGCGCTGAAGAAGCTGGTGGAACCCGCCGAAGACCTCATCTTTCCGTCGGATCCGGAGCCTGAGGATGCGCAGGTACTCGAAGCGCAGCAGGCGGACCCGGCTTCCCCTACTGGGGCCGGCGTCGAGTCCTAGCGGCACTCGAAGGCAGGCCCATCAAGGGCGACCACCCGACGACGCCGCTTGAGCGGATGGCGTGGCGGTACGGCTGGTTCGCCGAACGCTACGGCTGGACACCCACCCAGGTTGATGAGCAGCCCCTGTGGGTGATCAGGCAGTTCCCCACGTGGGCTGGGGCTGTCGATGAGGCGAAGGTGACGCTCCAGGAGCAGGCGCAGGCCGAGGTCGACCGCGCGGCGGCCCGGAGGGGGTGAGGGCGGTGCCCGACATTGGCGTGCACGTCGAGGGTGCGGACGACTTCGCGCGAGCTCTCGACGTCCTGCAGCAGCGCATGCACTCGGCGACCCGCAAGGGCACGAAGGACGGCCTCAAGCTGCTGGAGCGGCGGGCGCACGCGCAGTTGTCCCGCTACTACCACCCGCCGAACACCCCCACCCCGTCACCCCCTGGCCAGCCGCCCGCGCGCATCACCGGACACCTGCGCGGTGGCCTTACGCCTACCGGGCCAGTGCCGACCGGCGGCGGATTTACCGGCCAGCTCGGGCCGACGGCCGTGTACTCGCGGATCCAGGAACTCGGCGGCCAGGCAGGCCGCAACCATTCGGTGACGCTGCCGCCCCGGCCCTACATGCGACCAACGGTGCGCTCCTCCCGGGCTGATCTGCGGGCCATCTACGTCGAGGCGTGGCGCCGCGCCATGTGACACAGCCTGACCGCATCGCGCCGAAAGGGGCTGTCCGTGGCTGACTACCTGCCTCCGGTCGTTGCGAAGCTCACCGGCGACGAAAGCAACCTCATCGCCACCCTCACCCGGGCGAAGGCGGAGGTCCGTAAATGGGCTGCAGAAGTCGGCCGCATGGAGGCCACCATCCAGGTTCGCGCGAACCTGGATACCCGTGTTGCCGCTGACGAACTCGCCTTGCTGACGCGCGCCCGGGCGGTCCAGATCCGAGCGGACGCGGACACCCGGGTTGCCGCCGACGACCTGGCGCTGCTGACCCGTCCCCGCACCGTCACCATCAACACCAACGTCACGGGCAACACGAACAACCTCGGCGGGTCGGGTCGCGATGGTGGGGCCGGGGGCCTCGCGGCGCTGATTTCACTGGCTCCCGCACTCATTCCCGTCGCAGCATCTGCCGCTTCCGTTGCGGCATCGGTGGGCGCGGCAACCGTGGCCGTCGGCGCGTTCGGTGCGGCCGTCATCCCCCAGTTCAAAGCCCTCGGTGACGCGTCCGACGCGCAGAAGAAGTACAACGACGCCGTCTCCAAGTACGGCGCTACCTCGTCGCAGGCTGGCGAGGCGCAGGCGGCGTTCGCGAAGACGATGGCCTCAATGCCGCCCGCCACCCGGCAGGCCGCCGGTGCGTTGATGGTCTTCAAGGACGGCTTCAAGTCCTGGTCCAACGACCTGTCGAAGTTCACCATGGTGCCGGTCACGAAGTCCCTGGCCTTGGTTCAGGGGATCCTGCCCAAGCTCAACCCGATGGTGAAGGAGTTCTCCGGCCAGTTCGACCGCCTCGTCACGGTCGCCGCGGGCGGGATCACCACCCCGGGCTTCGACGCCTTGTCGAAGAAGTTCACCAACTTCACTGACCGCGTGCTGACGCACGCCACGGACGAGCTGATCCACTTCTCGCGGGTCCTGTCCGAAGGGCAGGCCAACGGGCCGATCGCCAAGTTCATGGAGTACGCCAAGACCAACGGCCCGGCGGTCAGGGAAACCCTCACCAACATCAGCAAGGCCGTCGTGAAGCTGATGGAGGGGGCTGCGCAGGCGGGTCCCGGAATGCTGGCTCTGGTCAACGCTGCGGCGAAGCTCGTTGCCGCGCTGCCGCCCAGCTTCATCGCCCGGGCCATGCAGCTGTACACCGCCTTCAGGCTCATCAAGCTGGCCTCGTCGGGAATCGGGACGGCAAGTGGCGGCGTAACCACACTGATCACTCAGATGACTCGGCTGCGCGCGGTGTCGGTTGCCGCTGGTGGCGGTATCGCCGGCCTGCGGGCGGCCTTCGCGTCGCTGAGCCTCGCCACCAAAACCACGGTGGTCCTCGCCGTTCTGGCCGGAATCGCGGTGGCCGCGTACAAGCTGAGCGAGTCCACCAGGGAAGCTCGGATCAGCGTCGATGATCTGGCGCGGTCCATTGAGAAGGGCCTTGCCAAGGGCGCCATCTCGTCGCCGGTCATCGACGACCTGCGCAAAGCGCAGCAGGGCCTGGTGAAGGACACCGACTCCACGGCTAGCGCGTGGGACCGGTTCGCGTACTCCTTCACCAACTGGGGCGCGAAGTTCCGGGACAGCGGGACCTCGACGCAGGCCGCGGCCAACGACTACCGCGACCTCGGTAACGCCCTCGGGACGATTGCCCAGAACAAGGGCGTCGACACGGCGACGCAGGCCCTGCAGCTCCTCAACAGGGAAGGGGTGAAGATCCCGACCAAGTACCTCACGGACTACAACAGCGCCCTCGCCGACCAGCAGTTCGAAGCGAAGATGGCCGCCGACAGCATGGGGCTGTTCGGCGCCCAGGCGCAGGCGGTGCAGAAGAAGCTCGCAGCACAGAAGGCGTCGGCGGACGGTCTGAGGCAGAGCATTCAGGCGCTCAACGACGTGAACAGGCAAGGACTCGACGGCGAGATCGGCTTCGAGGCTGCGATCGACGCGGCGACGCAGGCAGCCAAGGACAACGGCCGCGCGCTGAAGATGAAGAATGGCCAGCTCCAGCTGGGCACGGAGAAGGCCCGCAATGAGGCGACCGCCCTGTCTGACCTGGCGGCGAAGACCGATGCGAACACCGCCGCCGCCCGCGACAGCGGCAAATCCTGGGCCGCCGTCAACGCCATCTACACCAGGGGCCGGCAGAAGCTCATCGCCAGCGCCGAGGCCATGGGCCTGAACACCAAGGACGCGAAAAAGCTCGCGGACCAGATCCTCAAGACGCCCGACAAGACAGCCAAGGTGAAGGGCGACCTGCAAGATCTCCAGGCGAAGCTGGCCTCCGCGAAGAAGCAGCTGGCGTCCGTCCCGGACTCGCGCAAGGCCAAGGTCCAAGCGAACATCGATCAGCTCAAGGCGCAGATCGCCGCCGCAAAGCGGGCCATCGCATCGCTGCACGGCAGGACGATCAACATCTACTCCAAGTACGTCAACCCCGGCAAGCAGCCCGGGACCGGAACTGTCCTTGCGCCCAACGCGGACGGCAGCGTCATCCGGGGCGGCGTCCGGCGCATGGCCGACGGCGGCATGAGCCGTCCGGCCATGATGGCCCGCGGTGGCACGAACGTCCTGTGGGCCGAAGGCGGCGACGAGTCGTACATTCCCCACGACCGGCGCCCGCGCTCCCGCAGTATCGCGGAGCAGACGGTGGCCATCATGGGTGGCAGTGTCACCTGGGGCAACTCCACCGCGAAGAGCGCCACCGCCCTGGGCGGCCACGTCGCGGGCGGCCTGATCGCCGGCCTCACCGCCGGCCAGGGTGCCGTGGCCGCAGCCGCGGCCAGCCTCGGCAAGGCGACCATCGCCGCGTTCAGTGACGAGCTGGGCATCGCGAGTCCGTCCAAGAAGTTCCGGGCGCTGGGCGCCTACGTGATGCACGGCCTGGTGCAGGGTCTCACTGGCACCACCGCCCAGGTGAAGGCCGCCACGAAGCGGATCGCCTCCAACCTGTACGTGGACTTCGGATCGCACCACAAGAGCCTGCAACGCTACGTGGCCCGCGAGTCGAAGGAACTGCAGTCCCTCGCCGGCAAGCGGGACGGCGTGGCGGCCAAGCTCAAGGCTGCCAAGACGAAGCTCGCGAACCTGAAGAAGGAGTGGGCCGACGAGGCGAAGTCCATCGCCTCCGGCATCATGCAGGGCTTCTCCATCGTCACCACCGCCCCGCAGGAGGGCTTCGCGCTCACCGCGCAGGACGTCCTCAACAACCTGCGCACCCAGATGCAAAAGGCCGTCCAGTTCTCCGCGAATCTGGACGCCCTGAAGAAGAAGGGGCTGTCGAGCGCCCTGATCGAGCAGCTCGCCACGGCGGGCGTCGACCAGGCCGGCGACACGGCAACGGCTCTGCTGGGCGCCAGTAAGGGTCAGCTCCAGCAGATGAACCAGATGCAGACCACGACGACGGCTGCGGCGAACAAGACCGGCAAGGTCGTCGCGGACGCCATGTACGGGGCGGGCATCAAATCGGCGCAGGGTCTGGTCAAGGGGCTGCAGTCGCAGGAGAAGGCGATCGAGCGGCAGATGATGCGGATCGCCAAGGCCATGCAGAAGGCGATCAAGAAGGCCCTCGGGATCCACAGTCCCAGCCGAGTCATGGCGGAGATCGGCGACAACACCGCCCGAGGCATGGCCGTCGGCATCAACCGCAGCACCAAGCACGCCGAGATCGCAGCCCAAGGGCTCGCCATGTCGGTACGCCAAGGCGCGACGGTCACCGGTGGCCCCCTGCCACTCGGAGGCGGCAGGGGCGCAGCGCAGGCCCCGAGCTACACGCTGCACCTCACGGTTGAGGGCCACGTCATGACCGAGCGCAATCTGCGGGACGTCGTGGAGCAGTCGATGCTGCGCCTCGGCATGCGGAACTCCGGCACCTACGTGCCCTACAAGCGCTGACCCGCAGTTCGAGGGGCGCCACCGGGCGCCGACATCCAGGAGGTGCCCGGTGGCCAACCCCAAGCTGTCCACGTTCGCCGATCCGTTCACCGCGGCGGCGATCAACACCACGCTGTGGAGCAACATCACGGCTGGCACTACCACGCTGGACGCGGTCAATGACCTGGTCGCTTTGGCGCAGCCCACCGCGTCGGGCACCAACAACACGTTCGGCACGAACACGCTGTTCGATGCGACGAGCAGCCAGATCTACGCCGAGGTCGGGGCAGTCCCGAACGGTGCGGGCGGCACGAAGACCATTTTCAAGGTGTTGCTGGACGGCAGCAACAGCGTCGCGATCCGCCTGGAGGCGGGCGCCTTCAAGTTCACACTGCAGACGGCGGGAACGACGGTCACCACAACCCTGCCGACGTATGACCCGAACGCCCACGGCTGGTGGCGGCTCCGCGAGTCCGCAGGTATCTGGTACGCGGACACCTCGGCGGACGGCTTCACCTGGACGACCCTCACATCGTCGGCGTACTCGTGGGCGGCGACCGCCGTGACGTTCGTGTTCCAGACGGGCGCCTCGGGCACTGAAGTCGCAGGCAGCGCTGCCACGATCCAGCACGTCAACACCATGCTCGGCGGCCCCTTCAACATCAACTGGCCGACGATCGAAGACGCCTGGGGCGCCTACTGGAACGCCAATGCGGGCGACTCACCCCTCGACCGGTACGTGGAGATCTCCGACCGCACCCGAGGCACGGTGAACACCTCGCGCGGCCGACAGTACGAAACGGACCAGGTGCGTTCCGGCGAAGCCAACCTGACACTCGCCAACACGGACGCCACCCTCGACCCGGTCAACGCCTCCGGGCCCTGGTACGGGCACATCCAGCCATACCAGCCGTACCGGCGCCGGGCGCAGTGGCCGCCGACTCGCAACTTGCTGGATCAGGTTCACGCCACAGGCGGCGACCTGGGCGGCTACTCGGCGGGCACGATCCCAGGCGGCAGCGCGGGCGCGGACATCTTCTCCTCCACCGACAGCACGGGCGGTTCGTTCGTCGCGACCGCTACGGCGTGGGCCGGCGGCATGGTCATGCAGTTCTCGGTGCCGAACGGGTCTGCGTCGGCGTCGCGCGCCTGCCACACGCCTCGGTTCAGCGTCATCCCGGGACAGACGTACACGGTGCAGCTGCGGGTGCGGGACGTCACCGCATCCACGAGCCTGAGCGTGCAGGCGTTCCTCGGCTGGTACACCGCAGGCGGCGGCTCGACTCCGACGTCGTTCAACTACGGCTCGTCGGCGTCCCTGACGGGCTCTACGACGGCCGCGTGGACGACCATCACGGTCACCGCGACCGCCCCCAGTAACGCGGCGGGTATCGACGTGGGCGTGGCCCTCGCATCGTCGGC